TTCATGCGGCCTCCCGCACCGGCTCTTCGATGTGGAGCGTCGCCCGCAGGGCGGCCAGCAATTCCGGCGCCTCCGGCGGCCCGTCGTCCTGAAACGGCGAGACGAACGCCTCGCACTCCTGGAGCAGTTCGTAGATTGCCGGCTCAATCTTCGCGTTGGCCAGCACCTTGGCCCGCCGCGCGCGAGCGGCAGCCTCTTCCTGGGCCACTCGCTCGCGCTCGGCACGCTCGCGCTCCTCGCGGGCTTTCCGTTCGGCCTCGGCGGCAGCGCGCGCCTCGGCTTCCTGCTGTTCGCGCCGGCGGCGCTCGGCCGCAGCGGCTTCGGCTTGCTGGCGGGCCAGTTCGGCGCGATCGCGCTCCAGTTGGGCACGCTCTTCGGCAAGGCGCGCCTCCTCGATGCGCCGGGCCTCGGCAGCGGCGCGTTCCGCCGCTTCGCGCTGGGCACGTTCGGCAGCCTCGCGGGCCTCGCGGGCGCGGCGCTCCTCCTCCTCGCGCGCGGCGCGCTGGCGGGCTTCCTCCGCCTCACGGGCCTCGCGCTCGGCGCGCTCCTTCGCGGCGCGCTCCTCGGCCTCGCGTTGCGCGCGGGCCTGCGCTTCGGCCTGGGCGCGGCGGAGCTCTTCGAGCTCGCGGCGGTCGGCCTCGATCTGCGCGGCTTCGCGCTCCTGCCGGGCGACACGGTCCTGCAGGTCGGCCAGCGCGATGACGGCGCCGTCGCGCGCCGCCTTGGCGTCGGCCGCGAACTCCGCGAACTGGGCAGGCCACACCTCGTCGAACCGGGTCGCGGCGATCTCGTTCCGGCGCTCCGCGATCTGCGCGCTGGTCATGCCCGCGCAGTCGGCGACCGCGCGCCGGTAGGCGTCGATCGCTTCGTGAATCGCCAGCACGCGGCGCCGCTCCGCCTCCTCCCTGGCGCGCTTGATCTCCTCGCGGCGCGTCTCCTCGGCCTTGATCTGGGCGTCGATCGGATCCTCCAGCGCGGTGATCTCGGCGGTGATGCGCTTCGCCTCGGCGTCGATCAGCGCGCAGTGCGCGAGTGCTGGCGCCTTGATCTCCTTGCGCTTCGTCTCCAGGCTGGTGCGCAGCGTGACCAACTCGCGGCGGTCCTTCTTCGCGGCGTCCAGCCCCTTGGTGGTGGTCAGGTCGTAGACGACGTCGCGCATGCGCGCGCGGATCTCGGCGAGGCCGGCCCCGGTCTTGCTGTACTCGGCGATGCTGGTGCCGGCGTCGCCGGCGGGCGGGGTTTGTTCCGGGGTGGTCACAGTGGTCCTTTCGGGGCATAGCGGCGCAGGGCGCGCGGGGGGAAACGGAATTCATCGCCGGGGTGGCATTCCTTGGCGGCCAGCGCCTCGCGCGCCGCGTCGATGCGGGCCTGGGCGATGGCGCGCTGGTACTCGGCGCGCGGCATCGTCACGGTCGGCTCCGAAAACACGCGACGCTCGGGAATGTCCGAGACGCACGAGTAGGCGGAGAGCAGGGCGGCCACGCAGACAAGGCCGCGGGCGATGCGGTTCGACAGGTCGTCGTGCCGCGTGGTGATGTGGCGAGCGTCGCGGATGGCGCTCATGCCTCAATCTCCGCGTTGAATTTGAGGGCGATCAAATTAGCAATGCCAAGGTACATGCGGCCATGATTGGAACTATCGCCGTGCGTGACACGCACGGCGGCGAGAAACTCAGAGAGCGATCCGCTGAAACATCCGGTTGTGATGCGAATGCCAATTTTGGAATCTTTGGTTGCGGTCAGGTGCGCATCGCGCGATCCGACCGGGCCGACAACGAAAATATGCGCGTCGCCGTACACCCACGCGTTGCCGTACACCCACGCGTTGCCGTACACCCACGCGTTGCCGTACACCTGCGCGTCGCCGTACACCTGCGCGTTGCCGTACACCCGCGCGTTGCCGTACACCCGCGCGTCGCCGTACACCTGCGCGTCGCCGTACACCCACGCGTTGCCGTACACCTGCGCGTCGCCGTACACCCACGCGTTGCCGGACACCTGCGCGTCGCCGTACACCCGCGCGTTGCCGTACACCCGCGCGTTGCCGTACACCCGCGCGTCGCCGTACACCCGCGCGTCGCCGTACACCCACGCGTTGCCGTACACCCGCGCGTCGCCGTACACCTGCGCGTCGCCGTACACCCACGCGTTGCCGTACACCCACGCGTTGCCGTACACCCACGCGTCGCCGGTGGGCGCCACGTTGTCTTCATTCTCAATCCATCCGCCAAGATCGCCAGCCTTGACAGAGATTCCAATGGCAATCTTTGCGCGAATGCGCTTCAGGCCAAGCGCGTTGACTTCGCCGGTGAATTCAAATTTCGCGTTCACAGCGGCCACCCGTTCCGCTCGCACGCATCGGCATGCCCCGCCGCAGCCGCGTGAATCAGGTCCGACAGCAGCAACCGATACGCCACGCGGAACTCGTCGCCGGTCATCGAGGGCGACTTGTCCAGCAGCGCGAGCCGCTCGACGAGGGCGATGGTCCGGTCTTCGTTCCAGCGCAGTGCGTCGCCGAGGGTGTCGGCGTCGCCGGCGATCGCGGCGCGGGCGTATCGGACGCGCTCGTCAGCCTGTCGCGCGTCGCCGGCCGCGATGCTTGTCGGGTCGTCGCTGCGCAGGGGCAGGGCGTCGTCGCCGAATGCCCAGGTGACGCGGGCGGCTTCTCCCTGCGCTTTCAACTGCTCGATGTTGCTCATCTCGTCTCCCGGTGCGTGATGCGATGGGAGACACGATAACCGCATTCGGTTTGTTTGTCAACCAATTTCGGTTAAGCCGGCGCAACTTTCGATGTCGCAGAGCAGCAACGCCGTTATTTGGCGGTCTTGGCTACTTCGACGGCGAGGGTTTGGAGGCGCTGGTAAAGCTCGCGCTCCGCCTCGGTAAGACGCACGACGGGCGGGTTAGCCGGGTCTAGGTCAGGCACAAGCATTTGCCACGCCATCAAATTGAAGGCCCTGGCCAGTGCCGCAATCGTGTCCAGATCGGCTGCGGTCTCTTGCCGCAGGATGCGCCCGATGGTGGCTTGGGCGATTCCGCTTCGCCTCTTTAGCCCAATCTGAGTGTCGCCCTTTGCTGTCATGAGTGCGGCGAGGTTCGTGGAAAGAACCGCGCGCGAATTCATCGAATCACGATAGCGCACCGCACAAACCGAAAGTGGTTGACAGGAAAAATCGAATATGGTTAGACTTGCGTCCATGCTGACCTACGTTCAATTGATGAAGCGCCTGAAAGGGATGTCGCGCGCCGAGGTCGTAGACCTTGCGCGGGCGGCGGGCGTGTCGGAACACACGCTTATCAAGGTGTGGAACCTTGACACTACGAATCCGGGCGTTCTGCTGGTCGAGAAGCTTTCCGATCATTTTGAAAAAGCCGCCGCCTGATGAACCGAGTCTCCTCGACCCGCGAACCTGTGCAGGCGCACAGGAAAGGGCGGATTTGTGCCGCCGGCCCTTCGGGGCTAGCGGCGCTTTTCTGAAAGGCGCGCGGTGGAACAGGTGGAACTCCGCCAAAACATCCCCGCCGAAACCGCGCAAGTGCTCGACGCGATCGCGATCGCGCGCCGGTGCAGCCGTGCGGAGGTGGTGGCGGAGGTTCTGAACCGATTTGCGAATGAGCGTTTGCACGAATCCACGATAGTTGCCCGCGTCATGCGAGGCAACGGACGCACCTCGGAGGCTCCGGCATGACCATCCATTGGCTATCCGTCTTGTCGACGGCTACGGACATCGCGCACGGCCTCGGCATCTACGTACTGGCGTCAATCCCCATCGCGCTCGGCGTCGCCGCGTGCATGCGCGCTGGATATGGGGAGGAGTGATGTTCTGGTTCCTGCTCTCCGCGCTGGTGGTGCTGGTGGTTGTCGTGGCGTGTGCCGAGGCGCTGGATGGCGCCGGGCTCATGCCGTGTGATGGAGACGAGGAATGAGCGATTTGAAGAAGGCGGACCAATTCACTTGGGTGGATGGTCAAGTAAAGAAGGCTCGATTCATCCACGCACACGCGGTAACCATCGGACTCGGCGGCGATCAGTTTTCGATAGTCGCGCCGAACGTCGATACCGCGAAGCGGGCGTTCTTTCGTCTGATGGATCGAGAGCCGGACAAGGGTGGCATTCAGAGGGTTGCGCTCTGCAAAAGCGAATGCGTGCTGCCGGTTGAATCGTGATGCAGGCAGACCTGTTCCAGATGATGAGCCTGCCGGCCGCACCGCTGCCGCCGCTGGTCCGAGCCCGCGCCGAACGCGACATCGCCATTGAGCGCGCGGCCGCACATGGCGAAAGCGACGTGCCGGACTGGAAAGAGGTCGCGTTCCAGTTCATCCGCAAATTCGCGCGCGAGCGTGATGGTGTGTTCATCGGGCACGACATCGTGATGGCTGCGGCTGCGTGGGGACTCGCAACGGATGACGCCCGTGCGTGGGGATCGCCGGTGCGCCGGGCCGTGAAGGAGGGCCTGCTGGTGCAGATCGGCTACGTGGCCGCGCCGCACAGGCATTGCTCGCCGGTGCCGCAGTACCGGGGTGGGCTGTGAATCCGCGCACATCCGCTGGCGTTCCGGTGGCGACGGAATCTATTCCGTCAATCGGTGCAGCGCAGAAAAACGAAACCCGGACGGTGGCATCCGGCCGGGTCTCTGACCACAAACAACCTACGAAGGAGGTTGCCATGGCTGACGCGAGTCTAGCCGAATACGAGAAGTTTTTGCGCGACAAGTTTCAACTGACGGCGGATGCCGGCTTTGCGTTGCCGGCCGATGTTGAAGTCAACCCGATGCTGCGGCCACACCAGCGCGACATCGTGAAGTGGGCGGTGCGCAAGGGCTATGGCGCGATCTTCTGCAGCTTCGGCCTGGGCAAGACGTTCATGCAGTTGGAAATCGCGCGGCTGATTCAGGCGATGACCGGCGAGAGCTTCCTGATCGTCATCCCGCTGGGCGTCCGGCTGGAATTCATGCGCGATGCGGCCACCCTCGGAATCGCGGTCAAGTTCATTCGCAGCATCGAGGAGGCCGGCGAGCCCGGCATCTACCTGACGAACTACGAGACCGTGCGTGACGGCCGACTTGACCCGCGGCACTTTGGCGGCGCGAGTCTCGACGAGGCGGCAATCCTGGCCAGCATGGGCGGCACGAAGACCTTCCGCGAGTTCATGAAGCTGTTTGCCGGCGATGACCGCAGCGGCGTGCAGGGCGTGGAAGTCAAGTATCGCTACGTGGCCACGGCGACGCCGAGCCCGAACGAATACATCGAGCTTTTGGCCTACGCGCAATACCTGGGCGTCATGCAGATCAGCGAGGCGAAGACCAGGTTTTTCAAGCGCGATTCGGTGAGGGCCGACAAGCTGACTCTGCACAAGCACAAGGAGCACGAGTTCTGGGTGTGGTGCGCGTCGTGGGCGATTTTCTTGCAACGGCCTTCCGACCTCGGCTACAGCGATGACGGCTACGCGCTGCCCGACATCGAGGTTCACTGGCACGAAGTCTCCAGCGATCACAGTACGGCCAGCGAGGAGGCATGGGGGCAGAAGCGGCTCTTGAAGCACGTCGCGATAGGTGTCACCGATGCCGCCCGCGAGAAGCGCGAAAGCCTGCCGTCACGCGTGGCCAAGATGATGGAGCTGCGAGCCCTCGACCCGGCTGCGCATCGCGTGATCTGGCACGACCTTGAAGCTGAGCGCGACGCCATCGAGAGGGCGATACCGGGCATCGCCACGGTCTATGGCGCGCAGGATCTCGATGAGCGCGAGGGCATCGTGTCTGCGTTCAGCGAGGGCGAGATTCCGGAAATCGGCGCCAAGCCGGTGATGCTTGGCAGCGGCTGCAACCTGCAGAGGCATTGCCACTGGGCGATCTTCCTCGGCATCGGCTTCAAGTTCCGCGACTTCATCCAGGCGATTCACCGAATACACCGGTTCCTGCAAACGAAGCGGGTGCGCATCGACCTGATCTACACGGAGGCCGAGGCGGAAGTGAAGCGCGCCCTTGAGGCGAAGTGGACACAGCACAAGGAACTGGTGGAACAGATGAGCGAAATCATCCGCGAGCACGGGCTCGCACAGGAAAGCCTCGACCTGGCGCTGCGGCGCTCCATCGGCGTGGAGCGCGTCGAAGTCAGCAGCCCCGGCTACTACCGGGCCGTCAACAACGATTGCGTGCTGGAAACCGCGCGCATGGCGGAGAACAGCGTCGGCCTGGTGCTGACCTCGATCCCGTTCAGCACGCAGTACGAATACAGCCCGAGTTACAACGACTTCGGGCACAACGTCGGCAACCCGGAATTCTGGCGGCAGATGGATTTCCTCACGCCGAACCTGCTGCGCGTGCTCAAGCCAGGCCGGATCTGCGCGATCCACGTCAAGGACCGCATCACGCCGGGCGGCATCAACGGCTTGGGCTTTCAGACGGTTTACCCGTTCCACGTTGACGCGATCCTGCATTACCAGCGGCACGGCTTCGCCTACATGGGCATGAAGACCATCGTTACCGACGTGGTGCGCGAGAACAACCAAACCTATCGCCTGGGCTGGACGGAGCAATGTAAGGACGGCACGAAGATGGGTGTCGGCATGCCCGAATACCTGCTGCTGTTCCGCAAGCCGCCGACGAGCACCGACAAGAGCTACGCCGACGAGCCCGTCGTGAAGGACAAGGGCCAGTACAGCCGCAGCCGGTGGCAGATCGACGCGCACGGCTTCACGCGGTCGTCAGGCAATCGTCAGATCAAGCCCGAGGAGTTGGACGGCCTCACGCATGCCGACATCTTTCAGTTGTTCAAGTCCTACAGCCTGAACAACGTCTACGACTTCGAACAGCACGTCCGCATCGGTGAGCAGCTTGAGGCGACCGGCCGGCTGCCCGTGACGTTCATGCTGCTGCAGCCGCAGTCATGGTCCGACGAGGTGTGGACCGACATCACCCGCATGCTGACGCTGAACGGCGCGCAGTCGGCGCAGGGCCGGGAAATGCATCTCTGCCTGGCTCGCGATTCGCGCGTGTTGACGAAGGAGCGCGGCTACATCCCGATTCAGGATGTCCGCTGCGGCGAGCACACGCTGACCCATCGCGGCAGGTGGCGCAAGGTCTTGGCCGTGAAAATGACCGGCGTGCAGCCCGTCATCACAGTCCGCGCGCAGGGCGTGCCGGGCCTGACATTGACGCCTGATCACAAGCTCTGGACACGAAAGTCGGATTGGGCGCGACAGCGGGACGGTGCCGAGCGCGCCGAACCGGGGTGGATTGAGGCGCAGGAAACCATCGGCGCGTACCTCAACCAGAAGCTGCCGCCCGAGCAGGATCGCGGCCCCGATACCGAACTCTGGTGGACTGTCGGCCGCTGGCTTGCAGATGGGCACATCGGCACGCATGGCGAGGCGATCATCAGCGTCGGGCCGCACAAGTGGGATGCATTCGTCGAAGGTGTTGGGCGGTTCGGTGGCAACGGGCCGCACCGCGGGACGGCGTGGCAGGTGCGGATCAACGATCCCGCGCGCGAGGTTCGGGACATTCTTGAGCGCTGCGGGCGCGGGGCGGAGCGCAAGCGCCTGCCGCCTGAGGCGTTCGCGCTGTCGGCTGCCAATGCGTCCGCCTTGCTTGATGGCTACCTCGCTGGCGACGGGCATTTCATCGACGAGCGCGACGGTTGGCAGATGACGAGCGCGAGCCGCGATCTGCTGCTTGGATTGTCGATTCTGGTGCAGCGCGTGCACGGCGCCATTGCCAGCATCAGGGCTGGGCGCGGCCCCCGAGAGCACATCATCGAAGGCCGCAAGGTGTTCGCACAGCAGGAATGGCAGATGAGTTTCGATCTGCCCGGCGGTCGCAAGACGCCGTTCATCCTCGACGACGGCGCATGGAAACGCGTGCGCCAGATCGAAGACGCCGGCGAGGCCGAAACGTGGTGTCTCAAGGTCGATGAAGACGAGAGCTTCACGGCCGAAGGCTGCGTCGTCAAGAACTGCCCGATGCAGTTCGACATCGCCGACCGCTGCATTACGCAGTTCACGCAGCCCGGCGAAGTCGTCCTTGATCCGTTCGGCGGCCTGATGACGGTTCCATACCGGGCCGTGATGCTCAAGCGCCAGGGCATCGGCATCGAGTTGAGCCCGCGCTATTTCATGGACGGCTGCCACTACCTCAAAGCCGCCGAGAACCAGGTGACGATGCCCGGCCTGTTCGACCTCGACGCGATGGATGCAGAGAACGGCATCGCGGAGGCCGCCTGATGTTCGACCTGCGCGTTCCAGATTCGATGAAGGCGATTCCGGGCCGGCGCGTTGTCTGCATCGACGACGGGTTGGACGAGAAGTTGGCCAACATCGAGGCGCAGATTGAAGCAGAGAATGCCAGGGTGGAGCGCGGCCGAGCCGCCTGCGCCTCCTATTACGCGCGGAACCGTGAAGCCATCCTCGAGCGCCAGCGCGAAAAGCGGCGCAACGCGGGATGCAAGGTAATCCGCGAGATCTCCGAGGCGGAGAAGGCCTCGATCCTGGCTGACAAGGCGTGCGGCGACACCTGGGATGTGATCGCCATCCGCTACGGCTACGGAAAGAAGAAGATCTTCGCCGCGGTCGGGCACGTTCCGAAGGCGCGGCGATGAGCGAATCCGTCATCGACTCCACCCGCCGGGTGGTGCGCGAGGCCAGTCCTGACGAGGACGCGGCGTTCCGGAAGAGGCTCGCTGAGAGCCGAAGCGAGAAGCCGGAAAGCCTGAAGCCGATCGACGGCCCGCGGTTCCTGATCGTCTACGTCGACGGCGGCGAGGTCGGCGTGTTCCACCGCGAGTCGCGGATTGGGCTGCTTCTCGACAAGGAAACCGTGGCGACCATTGTCGCGGCGACGCGCAAATGAACCACTATCCGCGCCACATCGGCGACTACCTCAAGAAGACATCACACCTGTCCCTACTGGAGCACGGCGTCTACACCCGCCTGCTGGACGTGTACTACATCCACGAAGGACCGATTCCAGAGGACCAGGTCGCGCGTCTGATCGGAGCCAAGTCGCGTGAGGAGCGCGCCGCGATGGAAGTCGTCCTGCGCGAGTTCTTCCAGCTGGAGGCCGGCTTTTATCGCCAGGGCCGGGCCGACGAGGAGATAGCGACATTCCAGGCCGGGGAGCCGGAACGCGAGGTGAAGAAGGCGAACGAAACGTTACGCCTGAAACGACACCGTGAGGAGCGCGCCGCCCTGTTCGCTCAACTTCATGAGCACGGACTGCATGCCGACTGGAACATCAAGATGGTCGATTTGCGGGCCATGGTGCAACGGCACTGCAACGTCACCGGTAACGCGGACACTCCGTTACCTGAAACGCCACCTGCAACGGCACCTGCAACGCCTGCAACGGCTAACCATACCCAATACCCAGTACCCAGTACCCATACCCAAGGGGTAAAGAGAACATCGCGCGCGCGACGCGCACCCGCAACCCCGATGCCACCCGACTTCGCGGTAAGCCCTGCCGTCGAGGCTTGGGCGGCGGAGCGCGGGTATGCGGACCTCGGCCGCCACCTGGAAAGCTTCCGGACGAAGTGCCAGGCGAAGGGCTACACCTATGCGGATTGGGATGCCGCGTTCCGGAACGCCGTTGCAGACGACTGGGCCGGGCTGCGAGGGGCGCGCGGAAGTCCGGCGGTGCGGGGGCATGGCGGATTGGCTCCAGGCGCGAAGGATCGGGCGCGCGAACTGCTCTTCGGAGGCGGCAATGGTTGACGCGGATTTCGAGGCTTTTTCCGACGTGATGAACGCCACGGCGGAGCTCTACGGCCGCCAGCTTTCCGGTCAGGCGCTGGCGCTGTTCTGGCAGGCGTCGAAGGACCTTGACCTGCAGGAGGTTCAGCGCGCCATCAGCGCGCACATCAACAACGCCGACACCGGCCAGTTCATGCCGAAGCCGGCGGACATCCGGCGGGTGCTGGGCGGCACGACGGCGGACGCTGCGGCGCTGGCCTGGGCGAAGGTGATCCGCGCCGTGCATGCGGTCGGCGCGTATTCCACCGTGGCGTTCGATGACCCGTTCACGCACGCTGCGATCGCCGACATGGGCGGCTGGCCGGCGATCTGCCAGACACGCGAGGACGAACTGCCTTTCCGCGAGAAAGAGTTCGCTGCCAAGTACCGGGCGTATCGCAGCCGAGGAGCGGACAACATCAGTTTCCCGCCGAAGCTGACCGGCCTGATCGACCAGCACAACCTGCCGCGGGGACATGGCGCGGGCGATGTCGCACTGCTCGGAAAGACGGAGCGCGCGCGGAAGGTTTTTGCCTCAGGCGGATCTCAGCCGATGCTGCAGGTCAGCTACGTGCCGGGCGAGGGCGTGAAGGCCGCGCCGGCGAAGTTGGGCCTGCTGCCGGTGCGCCGGCCTGGCGCGCTGTCCGATGCCGAGAGGGCGGACATGCAGGCTGCCGAGCGCGAGATCGCTGCGCGCACGACTCAGGAGGCCGCATGAGCTGCCCCGCCTGCCAAGCCCTGCGCCGCTCCGGACTGCCGGGGTGGTGCTGCCCATCGTGCCGGGAATTCGAGGAGGAGAACGGGTGATCCGCGCCTACTACGCCGCCCAAGCCCGCCCGATCGCGCCGAAGCGCGGCGAGTCGATCGAGCCCGCGCTTGAGCGGGCTAACGACGCGCGAATCGACATTCCATTGCGGGCGGGCGAGAGCTACGAAGACGGCCTGGCGCGGGTCGAAGTGGTGATTCGCGCTGCGATGGGGCTGCCGCCAGCTGGCAGTCCGCATCCGCTGCGCTGGGCGGAGATTCAGAAGATTTCCACGGGCAAGCCAAGCCTTTGACTGGCGAAGAGGATGAAATGCGAACTCTGACTGACCATGTGGTGAATCCGGCGAATGACCGTCTAACGATCACGGCGCTTGACGAGCCGGGTCACGGCGGCGCCTGCCACGCCTACGACATCATCGGTGGCGAAGCTCTGCCGACTTTGATCCGCTTCCAGAATGGCCCGATCAACGCCGACGGCAACGGCGTGAACGGCATCACGCACGAGGCGCTGCTGGCGATCCTGGCCGACCGGCTGCGCGGGTTTCAGGCGGGTCCATATGCCAACGAATACAACGCCAAGGCGCTGGACATGATCGAGGGCGCGCAGGCTGTGTTGCAGGCCCGAACGCGCGAGCGGATGGCGCGCGGCGTCGAAGGCACGCACACGGTCTGAGCATGGCCACCGGACTTCGCTGGACCGAGGAGCAGTTGCGCGCGGCGCAGAAGCGTGCGTCTGCCGCTGTGGCGTTGTTGCCGCCTGGGCCAATTTCGGTGACGAGGCACAAGTACGGCAATGAGCGTGTCACCGACGAATTCGGCGAGCGGTTCGACTCGAAGAAGGAGTTGCGCCGCTGGCGCGAATTGCTGGCAATGCAGCGGGCCGGCGAAATCACCATGTTGGCGAAGCAGGTCAGGTTCTCGCTGCCCGGTCACACGATCTACGTGGCCGACTTCGTATGGCAGGACCGGAACTGCACGCTGCCGATTCACGTCGAAGACTGCAAATCACCGGCCACGCGAAAGCTCGCGGCGTATCGGATCAAGGTGCGCCTGATGTTGGAGACACACGCCCTGAAAGTCGAGGAGGTATGACGGTCGCAAAAATTTCCGCAAAGTGGCGCGGCAGCCTAGCTCGGGCGGCATTTCTTGCCGGCCAGCGTTCTCGCGTGCGGTTCAATCGTAAACATCCGTGTTTTTCCATCTGGTCGCGCGAATCGATGGAATGGCAGCGCAGGGCGGCGGCGCGATGGAACAAGGTATCGCGTCGTGTCTGAAGTCCTACTCTCCAAGCAGATCCCGCTGGCGCTGACGGAGCCGGAGCGCGCCGTGATGCGCCGCGTGCTGTTCGAATCGGTTGATGGGCTGGACGAGCGGAGCAAGAAAGGTTGGCGCCGGTTCTGGCGAATGATTGTCGATGCGGAGCCCGGCGAGGTGTTCAGCGTCGAAACGTGGTTCCCGCGGCGCGGGCCGTTCCACCGGCGGCACATGGCGATGGAGCAGGCGGTGTTCCAGGCGCAGGAGCGGATCAGCGAGTTCGAGTCGTTCCGCACCTGGACGAAGATCGGCGCCGGGTTCGTGGACTGGTTGCCAGGACCCGGCGGTGGCGGGGTGATTCCGATCCCGCGCTCGATCAGCTATCGCGCGCTGGACGAGGAGGGCATGCGGGAGTTCCACGAGGCGTGCCTGCGGTTCTGGCGCGGGGAGAGAGCGCAGAAGGTCTTGTGGCCTCACCTGACACCGGACAGGCGCGCCGAGATGATGGAAACGGTGCTGGGAGGGTTCGAGGGATGAACCGCCGCAGCTTCCTCGGATCAATCCTCGCGCTGGGCGCGGCACCGGCGATCGTGCGCGCCGATGCGCTGATGCGGGTGGTGCCGAGGTCGGCGCCGATCATTGTCGGGTGCGATTTCGGGGCGTTCACGAGCGAGGCGCTGTACCTACTTGACAAGGGCGGAACCTTGCACTTCTGGCCGGTGCCAATCCGCGATTTGATGGGAGTCGCGCCGGGGCGGGTGACGATCAAGCGGCCGGCGAGGTGCCGGGGATGAGGCCTGCACAGCGCCACATGGGTCGCGTCGCAGCGCTCGGCTGCATTCTCTGCCGGCACATGGGCATCGACGGCACGCCGGCGCAGGTTCACCACCTGGAAGAAGAAACCGGGGCGGCGCAGCGGCAGGATGACTTCCTGACCATCCCTCTTTGCCCCGAACACCACACTGGCGCGACTGGCGTGCACACGCTGAAGAAAGACGGCATCTACCGGAGATACAAGGTGAGCGAGCTTGACCTGCTGGCGGAAACGTTGCGGCTGGTCTACGGGCCGCTCAAGAAGGTGGCGTGATGAAGGTCGGGGACATGTTCATGATTGTCAGGCCGGCCCCGTGCTGCGGGAGCGAGGTGGGGCTCGGGCGTATTCACACAATTGCCGGATTTTGGCGGGGGCTCGGCAAAGCGGGGTGTGTGTTGTGCGGGCGGCTGGATGATGCGAAGCAGATGGCTGTGCTGTACGAGGACGACGGGGAAACCTGGGGGATCGAGCGCGACCGCATCCGCATCCTGCCGCCCGACATCGAGGTGGCCGAAACAGACCGCGCGGAGGTCGCGTGATGGTCTTAGACAGCGTTTTGAAATGGGTGTACGAGCAGTTGATGAAGGAATTTCCGCGAGAGCGCTGCTACGTTCGTGAGGACTTGCGGGAAAGCGTTGTGATCATCATGGTGGGGAATCAAAAGGCGTCGATTCCCGTCGTCCCCGGCCTGAATTTAAAAATCTCGCACGAGGCGGCGCTTGAGTTTCGTCAAAGAGTAGTTGAAACGATTGGCTACATGGTCGAGCGCGTGCGTCCCAAAGGTGCGGTTCGGCGTCGCCGGTTCCGCAGCAAACAGCGATCGATCCGGGCGGCGCGTGCGGTGGTGATGATCGCGCGGGGGCGGTACTGATGGCGCTCGCCGAGGTCAAGACCATCTACGAGAGCAACTCGCGCGACATCCCAGCGATGCTGCGCAAGCTGGCTGACGAGGTCGAGAATGGTTCCACCGGAGAACACGGCGAGGTGCGCGAGGTCGCCGTGGTCACGTTCGGCGACAAGATGTGCCTGTTCGGGTTTGGTGACGCGGACGGCGGCAGCATTCATCTGCTGTTCGGCGCGGCCATGCGCGCGATGGAGGCGCCCCTGCTGGCGCGGGCGCAGGTGTGATGGGCAAACCCGTCCAGATCCCCGGCCCGACGCCCCTGTCGAAATCCGTTCACCACAGCATCGTCGGATCGGCCGCGCAGATGCGGCGGGTCGTGGCCGGTGGCTCTCTGGAAGCCGACATTGAATTCCTGAATCGGAAATTCACCGACGAGGAGCGCAGGAAGCGCGACGTGCGGCACCGGCTTGAGGACATCAAGATGGCCCGGGAACTCGGCATAGACGAGGTGGAGTGATGGGCGCGCGCGGGCCGACGACGGGCTGCGGCGACATCACGGCGTGGATCATCGCCAGGTTGAAGGAGGCCGATGCCAGCGCCTACGAACTGAGCCTGGGGTCCGGATTCACGGCACAGCAGATTCATTGGTCCCTCAAGCGCCTACGCAAGCTGCATGCGGTTCGGCATGGCGAGCAGGGAAATTTCGGCGAGAGAAGTAGAAGGGCGTGGCGCTATCACTTGCCGCGGGGCGGCGACTACGCCGAGTCGGTCAGGTTTTCTGGAAGAGCGAGGAGTGCCGATGTTGTCAACACAAGAGCCCTGCGAGGTCTACATGAAGCGTGGCACCGGGTTGTCTCTCAATCAACTGCGCCGCCTTGACGAGGTGGTGGACGATTGGGCGCGGTGGTTCTGCGTCAGGCCCAACCCGGCGGCCCACTACGCCGCGCCGGCGGGGTACGGCATGGCGATCGACACCAGCCGGCAATGGATGCACACCGAGGAAGTGCTGGACACGATCCTGCGCAATATCTGCGCCATCGTGGACGTTGCCGTGGATGAGATGCCGGAGAGCCATCGCAGGGTGCTGCATGCCTGGGCGTGGCAGGAGCATTACAACCGGCGGATCGTGGCGCAGGTCAGGATGCGGGAGGCCATCGAGCGCGAGCGGCAGGCGTCGGTGTTCCGGTCGAATCAGCGCGGGCAGGCCGGGCCGCTGGTGACGGACGAGACGGTTGAGGACGCGAAACGGGCGCTGGTGCCGCGCCTGATTGCGCATGGTGTGGAAATATAAAAAGGGCGCGTTTTGCCATGTTAGTCTAGGAGAAGTCGGGGGAAGGTGCGCCCTGACATTGCGCGCATGGCCTGCGGGTCGTTATGACGGCTGGGAGTCGGTCGGCGCAGAGATTCGATCGCGGTGTGGGGAAGTCAGCATCCCGCCTGCCTCATAAGCAGGAGATCGCCGGGGCAGAGCCGGCCGCCGCAACCAGAGCGTAGCGCCCCGAGGTCGCGTGTGGTGGGGCGGGTGAGTCGAGCAATGCTTACCGTCCCGGGGCTCGACAAGTAGGGACTCAGGCGCGACTAACTTTTGTCTCCTCCATCGCGATTGCGATGGATTCAGCCCGGCCAAGTGCCGGGCTTTTCTTTTCCCGCCCAGCGATGCGGTGGCGGCAACAACCGTGCGCAGGCCGCCGACGGTGAGAAGCCCAAGTCGTTCCCCCTTCGGCCGCTCGGGGCCGGGCGGCGCCACCCATTCCACAAGGAGCAGTCATGGTCTACCTGAAGAACAGCAAGACGGGCGCGGAGTTCGGTTTCGAGTCCGACGAGAAGGCGGAAGCGTTCCTGGATCGCGTGGCGGCGGACGCCAGCGAATGGGACCCCTGCGACGATCCCGGCGAGGATGCCGTGCCGTTTCCGGGTGAACTGTGATGGCCGGCATGCCGCCTGGAGCGGCGCCCGGAATGGACGACGAAGGCGCCGAAGGCGCGCAACCGGCGGCCGAAGAGCAGGGTGAACCGTCCGGTGGCGGGGTGTGCATCGAGATTCTCTGCTACCCGGACGGCAGCTACGAAGTCTCGAGCGAGCCGCTCCAACAGGAGATGGACGAACACAAGCAGGCGGGCAATGCCGAACCGGCGGGCCAGAAGGCGGCGACCGCGGGCGAAGCCCTGAAGCTCGTCCTGGCTGAAATGCGCAAGGTCACGCCGGCCGGCGGGGACCAGTTCGAGGCCGGCTACAACGGCTGACCAACCACAGAAGGGGGCAATGATGGCTGTTGCGAAGATTGGAGTGCGGGATGGGGAAGACGGGCAACTGCACGTCGAAACCACCTACGCCGAAGGGTTCGACACCGAATCTACCGCGTGTCAGGTGATCCTGATGCTGACGCGGCAACTGGACCGCATCATGCGCGAAGCGGGTTCCGAGGCGGGCGCGGCAAGCGTCCACGGTTCGGAAGAAGGTGGCGTTGATGCGTTGGCGGCGGCCATGTCCGCCCCGATGGTGGGCGCCGACGGCCAGGTGCTGACGGCCGACGAGGGTGTCGCCGCGGTGCAGAACGCCATGTACCCGCCCTGCCCGGAATGCCAGGAGCGTCTGAGCCGCGCCAAGGGGCCGGGAAACCCGCTGGGGCGCCTGCACTGTGCCAATGCCAAGTGCGGCAGCCTCGGACTGTTGCTCAATCACCACACCATGCAGCCGATCGAAGGCGTGAAGCGGTTGGCGTTGGTGATGCCGCACTGATTTGATTCTTTTCTCTGTCGGATCAATGACATGAGCATTGCAAATCAGATGAATTCAAACAAATCAAACGCGGGTCGGGGCGGTTCGCGCAAAGGCGCCGGGCGCAAGAAAGGCTCGGTGACGCAGCGGACTCGGGAGATTGCCGAGCGCGCGGTGGAGGAGGGCATCACGCCCCTTGAGGTCATGCTGCAGGCGATGCGCGAGAACCATGCGTATGCGCTGGAGCAGCCTGTGGGCAATACGGCAACGCGGGAGCGACGCCTTGCCCTGCTGGCCGAAGCGGCTGAACTGGCGATGCGGGCGGCGCCGTACATGCATCCGCGCTTGGCGGCGGTCGAACACACGGGCGCCGGCGGCGGCCCGATTCAGACCGAAACCCGCACCGGCACGCTCGAGCCAGATCAGGCGTACCGCGACTTGCTGCAGGCCGGTGAGCAGTCCAAACCCCTCCACTGAGGGGGCGTGGGATTGGCATCACCCGGACTACCGGGCCGAATATGGGCGGCGCACGGCCATGCTCAAGGCCCTGCGGACCAAGAGCCGCGAGGAACTGGCGGCCATCAAGGAGTTCTACAAGCACCATCCGGTCGAGTTCGTTGACGACTGGTGCTTCACGTTCGACCCTCGGAATGCCGATGTCGGGTTGCCGACCAGCGTGCCGTTTGTTCTGTTCGCGCGCCAGGCCGACTTCCTTGATTGGCTGAAGGCCCGCTGGCAGGCGCGCGAGGACGGTCTGTGCGAGAAGAGCCGGGACATGGGTGTGTCCTGGCTGTGCGTGGCATTTGCCGTCTGGATGTGGCTGTTCTGGCCTGGCACGGTGGTGGGCTTCGGCAGCCGCAAAGAAGAATACGTGGACAAGATCGGCGATCCGAAGTCGTTGTTCTGGAAGATCCGGTTCACGCTGGAATGGCTGCCGCCGGAGTTCATGCCATGGGGTTGGAATCCGGACAAGCACCAGCCGTTCATGCGCATCGTCAACCCGGAAACGGGATCGGCGATCGTTGGCGAGGCGGGCGACAACATTGGCCGCGGCAACCGGGCGACGGTGTATTTCAAGGACGAAAGCGCCTTCTACGAACATCCGGAAGCGATCGACGCCGCGCTGAGTCAGACCTCGAACTGCAAGATTGACGTCAGCACGCCGGCGGGGTCGGGCAACCCGTTCCACAAGAAGCGGCATGGTGGGAAGATTCCCGTGTTCGTGTTCGACTGGCGTGATGATCCAAGGAAGGGTCCGGAGTGGTACGCCAAGCAGAAGGCGACCCTTGAGCCACACATCCTCGCGCAGGAGGTGGACCGGGACTATGAAGCGTCGGTGACCGATGCATTCATCCCCGGCCCCCTGGTTGCGGAAGCAGCGGAGCGTGGCCCGGCCGGGGTTCCGGTGGGCGGTGGCCTGCGGGTTGGCGTGGACGTGGCCAGGTTCGGGGATGACAAGACCTGCGTGACGTTCCGCCGCGGCAGGGCTCTACTCGCCCAGCACGTCATGCAGAAGCTGGACACCGTGCAGGTCGCGGCCCGGGTGCGTAGCCTGGTGGCGGCCTACAACGAGAAGCCCGAGCAAATCGCGGTGGACACCATCGGGATCGGGGCGGGCGTGGCCGACATGCTGCGCGGTTGGTATCCGGACGAAACGATCAACAACCGGCGCACCGGGGAGTTCGAGGTGCGCAAGATCGTCGCCGACGTGAATTCATCCCTGCGGATGAGCAACGGCGAGGACTACAACCTGCGCGCAAACATGTGGCGGCAGATGCGGGACTGGCTGGCTGGCGCCGGCATCCCGAATGATCAGGACCTTCGATCCGAACTGACGGCCCTGCGGTACTTCTACCGCGGCGGCGAGTTGCTGATCGAGAGCAAGGAAGACGCGAAGCGGCGGGGCATCAAAAGCCCGGACCGGGCCGACAGTTTGGCGCTGACCTTTGCGATTCCGACGATTCCGAAACTGAAAGACCCCACCGTATATGAGGCGCCGCCGGTCTATGACTCGGGCATGGGCGCGCTTGGATAGGAGCAGAGATGGCAACGAAAACCGCAACAGTGACCGACATCAGTCAGGACGGGTCCGTCCTGCTGGTGAAGTGGAGCGGCCTGGCCAATGGCGACGACGGCGCCCCGGTCCAGTTTCCGGAGTTCGGCGACCGCTGCGTGCAAGCGGCCGGGACGTTCGGAGCGGGCGGCACGGTGGTCTGGGAAGGCACAAACGATACCGCGATCAGCTACGGCGGCCTGAACAACGCCCAAGGGTCGGCGGTGAGCTTGACGGCGGCGACGGCGGTGAAACAGGTCGTGGAGATTCCGCGCTACAGCAGGCCGCGAGTGTCGGCCGGCGACGGCACGACGGCGCTCGATGTCTACGCCATCCTGCGCCGCAGCAACACGATGAGGACTTGATCATGGATGCCACGTTGGCAGCGGATTACATCGAGCGCGAGATTGCCCGGCTGGACGCGTTCCGGCATGTGGCGGACCTGCTCAAGAACCTGGGCAGCCTCGAGCAAGCGATTGCCGAGCGGACGGCGCAGATCGAGAACCTGAGCCAGACGGTCGGCGAGACGGAGGCGGCGCTCGGTGAAGCGCGCCGGACCTACGAAACGGAGCGGCTGGCCCGTGATGCTCACGAAGCCGATTGCCGCGGTCGGGTCGCCAAGATGAAGGCGGATGCCGAGGCGGTGGCGGCCGGCGTGTGGGAAACCGCGAACGTGCGCGCGGCGCAGATCGTGGCCGAGGCGGAAGCGCAGGCGAAAGCGCGCGAGGACAAGGCGCAAGAGTCGGTCACGAATACCCGCGAGGTTCTGGATGCGGTCAATGCGGACATCGCGGCTGCCGTGAAGGAGCGCGACACCCTGGCCGGCGAAGTCGCGGCTTTGGAGGAGCGCCTGGCGCGAGCCAAGGCTGCGGCTGCGGACCTGCTGAAGTAGGGGATTCGGCGTGACCATTGCGCACGCCAAGGTTGACACACTCGCAGACTTCACCGGGACGGTGACGGTCTGGGGGTCGGACGGCATCACCGCTACGGGGAACGCGACAGATCTGGTGAGGCCGTCGGACTGGAATTCAGTCCACAGCCTGAATTTCGCCTTGGGCGGAAACACTCAAGGGAATTCGACGTTCGGCGGCACGGACGCGGCGTTCTATGGTGGCCGGAATGTCACGCTGGCCGGCAACGGCACGGCGATGTCGGTCATCGGGCCGGATCTGGCGGCCTACCTGACCACGGCGATGGCCAGCAACCGCGGCACGGATTTCGTGCAGGCCAATGCGGTATTTGCCGGGACGAATGCCAGCGGTACGGTTGCCAGCAACGGCTTGAGCGTGTCGGTCGGCAACTACATCACGACGGCCCGGAATTCGACGGACGGCATCGGGCTGGCCACGGCCGGGTCGAACATGACCTGGACGGCGAACAGTGCGGGCCTGTCGATCGACGCCCGGGGCTATGCCGGGACGGGCACGACGTTTGGCGGCACGAACGTGAGCGCGAGCGCGACGCTGAACAGCGCGGGGCTGAACCTGTCGCTATCGGCGCCGGCGGCCGGGCTATCGAACATCAACGTCTCGGCAGGCACGACCAGCAACAACCTGTCGGCCATCAGGTTTGCCAATGCGAACAAGATGAGCTTCGGCCTGAACGGTTCGACGCTGACCGCGAGTTTCGATCCGATCAACATCGGGATGAGTACCAACGGCAACACGGCCGGGACCACGGGGACGTTTGACGGCGCCGGCTTGCAATATATCCTGGTCGGTGGCAACAACATCACGCTGAACCAGTCGAGCAATGGATCGCGCGTGAGTCTGTCGATTGTCGGGGCCAATGCCCCGGCCTTCAGCGGCAGCAACGGGAGTTTCACTGCCAACACGCTGACGTTCGGCAACCTGAACGGGGTGAGCTTCTACACCTCGAACGGCAGCATCGTGGCCAGCTACACCGATGCCGGAGGGGGTGGTGGCAGCGACGGTTACAACAGCGCGCAGTTCACCAACAGCACGGCCAACAGCACGATGCCGATCCTGTGGGCTGGCAACAGCAACGGGTCGGGGAACATTACGCTTGGGCTGACCGGCTCGACGGTGACGGGCAGCGCGCCATCTGGTGGTGGGGCGTTCGGCGCTGGCATGTCGAACCTTGGCAACACGGCCGGGACAAGCGGCACGGTGGGCAGCAATGTGGTGTTCGTCGGCTCGGGTGAGATTGCCCTGTCGCAGTCGGTGAACGGGAATAGCGCGACCGTTTCAATCTACGAGATTCCGAGTTACATCTCGTTTGCCGAGAATTTCACGTTTGCCAACCAGAGCAACTTCCAGCGGCCGACGCAAAGCACGTTCCAGATTGCGCCGCTCAAGCTTGATCAGGACGTTAGTTTCGACTGGATCGCCAATCTTCGGTCCATGTCGGTCGGGTCCACGAGTTTCGCCACGACGGCGAACACCTCGTTCAGCTACGGCCAGACGGAAACGCACCGCATGGTGCTGTATACCAAGGGCACCGGCGCGAATTCCCTGTCGCTGGGCAGCATCAGCAGCACGGCGGTCGGGCTGTCGTATTCGGTGCAGCACACGGCCGGCGTGAACGGGTCGAACTACACGATGCAGCACGGCATGACCTACCCGATCAGCGGCGGAACTTCGACCTACAGCACGTCATATGGTGTGTCGAATGCGTCCATCCAGATCAGCAGCACGCACATGACCGTTTTTGCGGGTGCGTTCATGGGGTTGTCGGATTGGGCCGGGACTCTCGGCAAGGGTGAGTACTGGATTGCCTACAACCAATCGACCTCCGCCCAAACCACGGTGACGAACGCAAGCGGGGCTGGCATTTCTCTGAGCTATGGCGGGAACATCGCGTTCAACGCCTCGGTGCGCTCGCAGATGGGGCGGGTATCGAACGCAGCCTCTCATGGACTGTGGCTGTTCAACGGATCCGCTTCGGTGGGCGGTGGGACGGCGATCAGCAGCATCAGCATGGGCCAGATTTCTCAATTGGCGTCCAACGTCATGGCGCATGTACGCCTCGGGAGGTTCCTGTAATTGAAGCCGCAGTTGATGGCCGCCGATTTCGGCGGTGCGCACAACGCAGACCTTGAGGCCACGAAGGGCCGCCTGATGCGCGGAGGGAGTTGGAAGCGGCAGCGGATCGTCTGCATCCTGCCCGCGGCCGACCTAGTGCCGGCGAAGTGCGTGCTGTCGTGGATCAACCTGGCGTACCCGCCGAACAACGGGCGGATGACGATCCTGGCGCAGGGCTACGAGGTGGGCGAGGCGTACAGCAACGCGCTGGCGTCGATCCTCGCGCATCCGGAGTTCTCGCAGTGGGAATACGTGCTCACGCTGGAGCATGACAACGCACCACCCGGAGACGGGGTTTTGCGGCTGCTCGAGCGGATGGAGGCGCATCCGGAGTTCGCGTGCATTGGCGGCCTCTACCACACGAAGGGAATGGGTGGTGTGCCGCAGGTGTGGGGCGACCCGAAAGACCCCGTTCTGAATTTCCGGCCGCAGTTGCCTGATCCGAGCGGCGGACTGGTGGAGTGCAACGGTACCGGGATGGGATTCAACCTCTGGCGCCTGTCGATGTTCAGAGACGAGCGCTTGCGCCGGCCGTGGTTCAAGACCGAGAAGATGCACGGCGTCTCGACGCAAGACCTCTATTTCTGGTCCGACGCGAAGAAGTACGGCTACCGATGCGCGATCGATTGCTCGGTGCGCGTCGGCCATTACGACCTCAAAGGCGAATTCGGTCCGCCCGACATGATGTGGTGACGAAGGGGAAGCAGATGGCCGCCAAGAAAACGGCGAAGGCATTGCCGCCGCTCAGGCTTGACCTGGGCTGCGGAACCCGCAAGAAGGAAGGCTTCACCGGCGTCGATTCGATCAAGTTCGATGGCGTGGACGTGGTGGCCGACCTCCGGAAACGGTGGCCGTGGAAGGACGGGACGGTGGACGAAATCCACTGCTCGCACTTCATCGAACACCTGACGGCCCGCGAGCGGGTGCATTTCTGCAACGAAGCCTACCGGGTGATGAAGCCCGGCGCGCAGATGACGCTGATCGCACCGCACGGCGGCAGCGGCCGGGCCTATGGCGACATGACGCACCAGTGGCCGCCGGTGTGGGAGTTCTGGTTCTACTACCTGTCGAAGGAGTGGCGGACCACGAATGCGCCGCACGACGATGCCAGGTGGTCGCCGGGCGGATACGACTGCAATTTCGAGGTGAGTTGGTGGCACGCGCTGCGCCCCGACCTCCTCAGCAGGAATCAGGAATACCAGACCTACGCGCTCGCCAACTACAAAGAGGCCGCGCAGGACATCGTGGCCACTTTCAAGAAAGCCTGACCCATGTACTTCATGCAATCCAACGCCTTTCAGGTCGCCATGTACGTCGGTGGCTCGGGTGGCGGGGGTGATGTCGGATCGGTCGACTGGCTGCATCGGGCGCGGCTGCGCTTCAGGAGATAGACGGTGGACAACAGCAATGACCCGCTGATGGTGGCGCTCAACGAAGCCTGCCCGACCAGTATCGCCGCCGGCCAGATCCCGCGCGCGCAGATCATGGCCATCCTGGCGCCGCTGGTGAAGGAAATCAAGTCGCTTCGCGCCGATGCGGCGTGGCTGCGCGCTGACATCGCCAATCTGCAGCGCGAGGTGGTGTGATGGGAATTTCGCGCGCGCTCTTGGCCGCCGGCAAGGCCACCGAAGACATTCTGCATCGGTTCTTGCCTGCGTGGATGCCTGGACGCACGGAGATCGCGGCGGCGGCTGGGTATGTGGAGTACGCCGGTTCACCCATCGGCAACGTCGCGCCGGATTTCGTGGGGCAGCAATGCCAGGACACGACTACGGGGACTTTCTACAGGGCGGCGGCGGCGACTGCATACGGATGGCGAAGAGTCGATCCGATTCAACAACTGCTGACGAACCTGATTGGCGTGAAGCCAGTCGGAATGTCTGTTACCTCTGGCTCAACGGCCGGACGTACATGGTCCGTCAAGCTGACGGCGCCTGGCGATTACGATGC